TTTTGCTAATTCTAAAAGTCCGTCAATGCTCCGTCCCTTGTGAACAATCCGCCAAGTGTCGCCGCCGTCGTGAGACTCACATAAACCATAAAGCCCACCCCCGTCGTCGTTGCTCAACAAATCAATGCCGACGATTGGGATGGGCTTTTCACTCATGCGTAGCCTCCTACTTATTTAGGAAAGCGTTGCTCGGCAATTGCTCTCATTTAGACCAATTCATGCTCCACCTTCTTCCGCAAAGATTTGACCCTTTTCGTGAAGTTCAGAAACACGCAGAATGGGATGGGCAAGAGCGTCCCGAAACCGATTGAGTGATTCGTGCAGCCCTTCAATTGTGTCTCCCAACACGCTTGCAAAATGCGGAGACACAGTAGTAAGCGTTCCGTCTTGATACCCTGCTTCGTGAATTGCAAAGTATTCGTTCTCGGGGTCGGTGTCGTGGTGAACCACGCGATGATTCCATGTGAATTCCATTTTCAATTTTCCTTGCTTGGTGTTAGTTAATTATTTTTTGAAAGTCGCTACGAGTCTCGGTCATGTGAGGCATAAACAAGCCCTTCTGCTTGGTCAAGTAATGTCCCCACAGTTGGCGAGCATTTTCCACATCGCAATTCCACCTGCTGAGAATCCTACCGGGTTTGCCGTCGTCGTCTTCCCGAACAACCACTTTGGCTAGATTGAGTTTATTAGACGCGGTTTTGTTGTGAATGACAAACTGCACCCATTCTTGTCGCTTGCCCTTGAATTCGTCTTCAATCTGCATCCAATAGTGAATCACTTCCCATTCCATCAGTTGTCCTCCTGATTGTCCATCCATTCCGCAGCAGCAGTCAACCACGCTGCCATTTCGCGCAAATCCAACGAACTCTCAATATCCACATTCACAATGTGGTCATCGTCGCTGCTCTGAACCCGAACAATTCTCTGCTGCCATGTTCGGTCAAACCAAGTGAAAAACTCAACTGTCCTGCCAATCTTTCCGGGTATGCTTATCGTGCCGGGGGCAGAACGGTTTGCTCGCTCTTCTCGCAGTTTGTTCTTGTTGTTGCGAACTGTCTTGGTCTTTTTCTTTTTGCTTTTCATTTGTTTTTCTTTTCTGTAATCAGTTGATTGTATCGCACGGCTCGTATCCACTAGCGATAAGATTGTCCCAAAGCGCACGAGCGTCTTGGACATTCAAAAAATTGTGGATGATACCCGTGATATCATACTGCTTCTCGCCGTTCTCGTAACGGGTAATCATCACCGTATTATCCCCGTTCTCGTTGTAGACGAATCGCACGACCATGCTGCCATTACGCAGCATGTAGGTTGCGCCACCCCGCTCCTCTTCGTCCGCAGGAACCGCAGCAGGAACCGCAACAACAGGAGCGGCAGTAGCGGTGCTGCCGTCGTCTTCGGTGAAGAAGTGGATGTCGCCCGCGATGCCCTTGGCAGACATACGGTCAATGGCTTGCATCTTTGCGTACTTGTCAAACAAGGCTTCGTTGAACTTGCTTGAGGACGAGAACCACCAGCACTTGCCCACGCTGTCCCACATTGCGCCGTCAGCCTTCGCAATGTCCTTCTGCTCGTAGGGCAGACGCAGCACCACATTGTACGGGTGCGTGTGGTTCAGATCGCTCCACTTGATCGCGGAGTTGAACACGGGCGACTTGCGCTCGCCACGGAACATGTTGTGCTTGTTGAACCAGTTCACGCTGTCCTGCGTGATACGACGCTGCGGAAGCCACCAAGACCACTTCTTGCCGTTGGGCAGGTAACGCGCACCGCGACCCTTGGCTTCGCTGCGAAGAGCGGTTGCGCCCTTGGTGCGGAACGGAATGTCCAGCCACAGACCGTAGGGAAGCGGCTTGGACGCATCAAAAGTGAAAGTGTAAGAGTTCTGCATGTTTCTAGTATACCAGAACGGGAAACAAAAACAAGCCCCGCTAGGAGCCTGTTTTCGCAAATAAATTACCGAGTTATCGGACGCTCCGTAAACGCGGTGGTTTAGGCGGGAGGATGCACCTCGACTGCCTTCAAAGAGTCGGGCTTGAAAGAACGCCAACCCTTTGCCTCCAAATCGTAAACAGGAAGCGTATCGCTCTTGCGAGACTGTTCGCTGCCCTTGGGATGGTGGTCGGACGGAATCATCGTGATGTTCCGTGTGCCGACCAGCACTCGCTCCGTTCCGTCCTTCTTGGTAAACACCAAGCGAACGACTGCTCCATTGTCAAGGTACTGCTTCGCGGTTTCGTAGAGAGATGTCATGTGAGTAGTATAGCGTGTTGTGGGTGGTTGTCAAGTGGGTGGGTGGAGTTTTGTATATTTAATTACTCGTCGTGCAGTTCGCCAACCTCGTCATCACCCAATTCCCAAGTAATTTCGGGTTGAGGAATCCCTGAACCGTCACCGTCTGCAATAAGTGAAATCATATCACCGTCAAATGTGTAGAACGCCACAGGTCGGGCAGGGTAGCCAGCCCTCTTCAGGATTTGAACCATTCGCATTCGTCCCACAGGATTCAACGAGTGGCAAATTGCTTCTCCAATATGTGGAGTGTGTTCACGAATCCAATCAGCAATAGCCGTACCGTCACGCCACCCCTGCTTTTCGCTAGAGTAGTGAGCGTCCTCAAGATCGTGATCCAAAAACACCACATCCCACTTTCCGTTTTGAAGTTGTGTAATGGCTTCGTCGTAATTCTGCGCCCACACAAATTCCACATGGGCGGTTTCAGCCCGCTTATACAGGTCTGTGAAAATATCCCAACGCTCGCGCATGTCGTCTACAAAAAGAATTCGTCGCTTGTTTTTTGTGCTCATTTTATCTCTTGTTTGAAAGTAGTAAACGGGTAAGAAACGCCCAAAACAGAAATCGTCCAAGATTTCTCCAATTGATTTCAGGAAAATTCGTGTTCATGCTTCTAGGGCGTAAGTATCATGTGTGTATATTTTCCGCGAACTCTTTCGCTTTTGTATACGGGACAAACGGGGCATTCGGGTCACGGGATGATACGAATCAATTCCGTTGGGATGCTCTGAAACGCGAAAGAATTCCGAAGGCAGGTCTGATTGCCCCGTATAGTCGGGATATCCGCCCGTGAAGTGGTTCCAACTGAACATGTTTGAAACCACATCACGATATTTACAGGCTCGCAAGTAATTCAACACAGTCTCACATCTCTCTGGAGTAACCGTGCCCACAGGAATCCATCCGTCGCTGATGAAACCGTCCCACAGGTCGCGTGACACCGTTGTATCACACCGCACAAGGTGTACAGGTAAAGAGTAGATGCCGTTGGAAGGAGGATTGGCGTAATCGTAGAACTGCCTAGACGAGTATTGGCAAACCACAAACCGATTGGTCACGGTGCGTTCAAAGCACACGCAGTCGGGCAGCGATGGGTCGTTAATTTTGGGGTGACGCAGCAGCCACATGTCTACGAGTTCAGGCTTGTCCATACACACAAATATACCACATTTCCTGCACGGGTCAAGCCCTACGGATATTTTTTTCTCAAAGCAGACAAAACAAATATTGCGCTGCTGGTTTTGTTGTGGACTTTAGGGATTAGTAATAGGTCAAGTTTACTTTCATAAATTTTTTGGTGAACACACAGAGTTCTATATACATAACCTTTACCCGTATTGTTGAAAGTAGCGAAGCATCACTCCCGTAGAGCAGCCCCTCCACCCGAGGGGCTGTTTCTTTTTGGAAAAGAAAAAGGGCGGCATTTCTGCCGCCCCCTTCTTTGTGTATTGTTTTAATTTTATTCGAACTGATCGCCAATATCTGCTTCCAATTGGGTAGAAGATATGTTGATGTTGGTTCCGTCCTTTGGAATCAACCGTGAAGCAGTACTCTTGAATGCAACAGTAGTGTCCATTCCCTTGTGATTGGGTGCTTGGCTCAAATCCAACACAGAGTCGCCAAACATGGTGAGTTGAGCGACTTCCACATTGTTTTGATCGGCAATTCCGGAAGCAGGATAGAAACTGCCTCCGTACATTACCGCCTCGTTAGTGTTTAGATTGCCAAGAACTCCAATGTTCCACTCGTATCCGCTGCCGTTCATGTTGTAGATGTAATTTATCGTAGACAGGTTAGTTCCCTTTGTGTTTGCATCACTTGATGGGTATCCAACCGTACAGATAGAACCAGCACTCAAACCATTTGAACCTAGTACTCCACTAACGGTTGGATTTAGTATCAGGTTTCCATTGGTTGTAACTATCACTGTTCCTGCTGTGCCACCTGATGCACCGCCCTCGTATTGCGGATATGTGCAAACGAATCCACTGGTTGATGTGATATCGCCTTCCACATTCAGTGTTGATACTGATTTTACAATACCGTTTGAAGAGTCTCCAATTCGTAGTGTTCGTGTGTTGCTGCTTTGGTCAAACGAAATGATATTATAATCGGTATAACTAAAAGGTTGTCCACCAGAGAATCCATTAGACACAAAAACTGGACTATTGGAACTAGTTGAATAAGCGTATCCAAATGCTGGTGCTAATACAAACTTATTGCAAACAAGCCCATTACCAAAAACGCTTCCTGATTTGGTGGATATCTGTCCCGTAACCGAATTCCAAAAACCAGCAATAATAGAATCACCGTGTGGCAAAACATCGCCAATCGTGGTTGTTACGCCGGGTATTGCTCCATTATAAGCAGATTTATTTTGTTCAGTGCCTAATTTTGGAAGATTACCAACCGATGCTATCGAATAAAAATTATACGAACCGTCGTATGCGTAAGTTACCCCACCGAATGTGAATCCACTTCCAGCAGTATACCCACGGAAATAGCAACGAGTCGGATAGAAGGAACCATCGTATACATATCCCATTGTTCTAATAAACTTTTCACCTTGGAATTGGGTTGGCTTTGATAGTGTAAGAGTTGCAGCAGTTGCACCAGTGGAACCAAAATTTGAACTAAAGTATGCTGCGGTTTCTTCTCCGTCAGCGGTGCTTCCAGTTACACCGAACGCTTGTGCGGTAAACCCTAGTCTTCGGCATTGTGCTGCCCATTCGTTCAGAATGGTAGTGTTCAATTCACCACCAATTTGCGAGAACGGATATGAGGGTTGTACAGTAATATAAACTGATCCTTTTTTAGCACTAATGGTTGAGCCTGCCGTGGTTCCACTCCAAGTCAAAGTAAGTCCAGTACCAGTACCAGTGGTTAAACCACCAAAAAGACACGGCGAAAATGTGGGAATAGCAACAGGAGTATAAGCACTTGCTGCACCATAAACTGATCCAAAATAGACATAATCTCCACCGTATGGTAGACGAGATGGAGTAACCCATTTTGCAAGAGTTGATCCTGCAACTGCGCTACTTGTGATTCGCCAATTCCCCAAACTGTGCCAAGACAAAGAGTTGATGTTTCCAGCGGTTGATCCTACCCAGTAGTAATTTGCCATTGTGGTGTTTCCTTTTTAGATTTTAGATTACTGCTCGCTTGCTAATTCGTCCGAACCAAGAGTGAGACGGGTTCCAATGTTTGGAATGATTCGTACACCCGTGGAATAGCACTTGACGGTACTGACGAATCCACGGTACGAAGGTGCTCGGCTCAAATCAACCACGGCTACACCGTTTGCAATAATATTGGTTATGGTTAGAGTGTCGTTGTTTCCGATGTACGGCGACACATACACAGTTCCACCAAACGAGTACAGATTTGTGGTGGTAAAGTTGCCCTGAATCTCAATGTTCCATTCTGGGCCAACTCCTGCATTGCTGTACAGGTTGGTAATGGTGGTAAGGTTTTGTTCTTTCAGATTTGCTGTGGTTGACGGATAGCCAATGGTGCAAACGGGTGGCACAGAATCGTCTTCTCCGATTGGTGGAGACAACCACAGGCTACCGGGGAACACTTCAGTATTGGTTGATCCACCTGATAGTCCGGCAGAAGCCTGTACGGCACAAGTAAATCCTCCATTGGGAGTAATATCACCTTCAATATTGACTACCCCAATAGAGTTCATGTAACCCACGGTTCCGTATGTGCCAAGAATCAAATACCGAGCAGTACTGGTTTGACTCATGGTCAGATTACCTAGATTAAATCCACTATACGATGTGCTGTTGGTGCGTGTGGTGTAGTGGTTGGGATACGAGGCTGTGGTATTTTCGTAACCGTGATTGGGTGACAACTGAATCAGGTTAGCGTTGAGTGAATCCAGTTCAATGTCTCCACCGGTGCTGTTGTTGATTTGAGTAATGCTGTTCCAATTTCCAGCAAGTGACACAGAACCGTGAGTGTATATGCTGCCGTTTGGGGTAGGAACTGTTCCGGTAGATGCTCCGCTGTTTTGTGCGGTTCCGTATGGGCGCACTATCGCGCTGCCACGCTTATAGAAATTTTCAGAACCGTCAACCTTGTATGCGGTAATGCCTGAACCGCAAGCACCAGTTACACCACGGAAAAAGCACTTGGTTGGGCTTTGTGAGTAATCAGTAACCGTTCCCTTTACACGAATGTATTTTTCATTTTCAAAATCTGTTGGTCTGGAAACACCAAACCCGCCGGTTCCACTAAACACACTAATCGAGAATGTTGCAGAAGTTGTGCCTTCCACTTTTCCGGGATCCAAAACAAACAATGAAGTGTTTGGATACCCATTGTTTCTAACAGTTTCCGCCCATTCGTTTAGAACGGTGCTAGTCAAATCGCCACCTATTTGTGAGAACGGGTATGTGGGGCGAACAGTCAGATAAATTTCTCCAAACCTTTCAAGAGTGGTTCCGCCTGCTGTGGAACCGTACCATTGTGCTGTTGCGCCGTCTGCAAGGGTGTTTCCTGTTGATGTTCCACCAAACAGAAGTGGAGAGTAGATTACTGGTGCTACTGGTTCATATTTCCCTGCGGGTTCGGTGCTGTGTCCAAAATATACAATATCGCCACCCATAGGAAAACGGTCTGCTGCCGATAGAGTTGCAACTGTGGCTCCGGGTGTGTTTGGAATAACCAAAGTTCTCCAATTTCCTAGACCGCTCCAAGACAGAGAATCGTTGCTGTCAGCAGTAGAACCTACCCAGTAAAATGTTTGTGATGGCATTTGGATTTCCTTGAATGGCGGGGGGTATCACGACAAATTTGTCAATTTTAGAGTATTTATGCTTGCAGACGCTCCCACTATCCAACAATAAAAAATACACCAGTCCCCGTTTCTGCACCAAAAACAGGCAACACCGAATAAAGTATGGGATGGGGTTGTGTGATCCTCCACAAGCCACGCTAGATACTGCACCCTTCGTGTGGAGGGCATTTTCTTAAAGGAGAAGATTGATGAAGACTACTTTTGCAACTTTACTACTCGGCGCACTTGCCACCGTGGCTAGTGCACAAACGGCTCCTGAAGCCAAGGCTCCCGTCACCGCTCCCTCTGCTGCTCTGTTCAACAGCGTGAGTGTGGACGAGACTTTGGTCTTCTGGGGCAAGACCAATGTTGACACCGTTGTGGAACTTGACTCGTCTGTAAAGGGCAAGTTGTACGACCTCGTGGGTTGGCACATTACTGTTCCCGTGTACTCGCAAGACACCACTGGATACGGTGCAATCGACCTTGGTGTTGACTACGCTCTGGTCAAGGGCGTAAAGTTTCTTGGTGCTGACACCAACTTTGCCGTTGAAGGTGGCGCGTGGATGCCCACAGGCTCGGCTGGTTACGGCACTGATAATGTGAATCCCCATGTTGGTTTCAATTACGACATGACTTGGGGTTCGATGGTATACGCTCAAACCTTTGATGTGCGTTGGGTTGGATCGTATGCGTATAGTCCCGTGTTTGGTAATTTTAACAACTACGGTTTGAATGCCGAGTCGTTTGTTGCCTACAAGTGGAGCAGCCTACAGGTCGGCGTAGACCTGAACCAATGGTACACCGAGGGCAGCAATGTGGCTTTCCTTGGCCCAAAGGCGGAATGGGCTGTTTCACACAATGTTGACCTGAACGCAGGCTTCGGCGTTCCCGTATGGCAGGAAGTAAACGCTGCCAACGAGAACTCGTGGGCTGTGACTCTGGGTCTTGGTATCAAGTTCTAATTCTTAAAGGAGAATACAAATGAAGAACACTAATTGCCCCGTTACTGGTTGCTTCTGCTGGAAGAACCCACTACAACTCGCTGGTTTTCTTGCTCTGCTGCCCTTCGCTGTGAAGGGTGCTGTGTGGGCATGGAACGCGGTGGGTGCGGCTCTTGCTGCGTGCTGCAAGTAATCTGTAACTGTACAGACACGAAGGGGACGGCAGAAATGCCGTCCCTTTTCATTTAGATTTCACCGCCGTCAATCACATACACAACCGCACCTGTTGCGCCGTTGAAACTGCTGACACCCTGCACATGCCCTGTTGCACCGTTAAACGACAACACACCGGCTGAGCCGGTTGAGCCTTGTGACGGTAATGGAATTTCTCCCGCTATCAGTTCATCTCTAAAAATAGCATCCAAATCGCTTGCAACAATGAACGAAAGATTGTTTACTTCAACCACTTGATTGACGCTCAACGCATCGCTGGTTAAAATTTCAGCGTGCCCTGTTGCGCCATCAAGCCTTGGATACTGTAGTGTCATGTGCGCTCCCGTTTGTGGTTAGCGGCAGTTCCACTTTCGCAGCGACTTGTTGATTCGTGAATCAGGATCGTTTGCAGTTTTAGCAGAAGTAAGTTTGTTCTTCATGCCCTGCATTCGTGAGCAAAACGATTTGCGACGCTTTGCACTCTTGGAACCGGGTTTGAGTTTACTGGGCTTGGTGGTTACAGCCGTTTGCAGTTTGCTGCCCGGATTGGCTCGGCGATACGATTCCACGCCCGCCTTGTTTAGCCCGCCTTCAGGATTCTTGCCTTCCTTGCGCTGCCATGCAGCCACGGCTTCGTTCACGGTATCGCCCACCATGTAGTTGCGAACACTTGAAATGTAGTCCGCAGCCTTGGTGATTTTGCTCTGTACCCACGCTTCAATTTCCTCGTCTTCACCCAGCATCTTGAGGAGTTCTTGTGCGTTGGCAATCAATGACTTGAGTTCGCCACGAGACATCTCGCCTTCGTAGTCGCCTTCCACACCGCTGCCCGGAGCCTCGTCCAAACGGGAAATGCTTTCATTCAGTGCACGGTATTTGCTGGAATTAAATCGCATAGAATCCTCCGCTGTATTTAGATTTTTTTATGGGTGTTCTACATACGGTGGAGGAAATATATGACAAATTGGAACACAACCAAATCCCTGAAAGCCGCACGAAACAACGCATTGGCTGGTGTGCAGCCACCCACTCCTCCTGATTTTTCAGATATTGGTACTCCCCCAACCATTGATGTGGGTGGAGTCACTACTGATTTTGTGTTTGGTATACCGGGTGTGGTTCCCCAACGGGCAGACATTAGTGAGGCTGTGGTGGAAGAAACGATTGAACGGTGGCCCGCTCGTCCGCGTCCAGCCGGATTCCCGTTGAAATATCAAGGCTTGGATGCCGGTGGTTTGGACGCAGAATTCATCACGGTAACAGGTCTGACCGCTTCAGTAATCACCGCAAACACATGGGTGGGTTACTATCCGGGGCTGTCGTCCACTACTCAAGTAGGCGTGGCGAGCCAACTCACAGCAGGCGTGCCTGTGTCGTTCACCATTGCAGGTGGTGTGTCGTTGTACGGAACTGCGTATACGCCTCCTGTCACAACGGTGTACGCAGTGGACGGCAGCACTGCAGGCACGCAATGGAACGGAACTATTAGCGCGGTAAACTACTCCACCAATACGCTTACCGTGATTCCTGCGTATGTCAGCAGAACTGTGCTGATTGGCGATCCCACACAGGTGTGGTCGCTGTACCACACCGCCGCAGAAGCAGCCGAAGGCGAAGCCGAAGCCGAATAAAAAAAGAGGGGAGTCCCGTTACCCGTGGGACTCCCCCTACTATGGCGGTCGAAAGGTAGCGAAGTTCCTTTGCATGAGTAGCGTAATCTGTTCGCACAGTCCACGCCAACCCAGACCGTAACTATTTAGGTTTCCTGTGGTTGCAACTTTACGATTTTTTTATCGCCTTACACCGCGTCCCACTTGCCCTCCCACCGATACCAAATCTTGCGGTTGGCCCAATACTCTAAACCAAAATTCATGCACGCGCTCCACAACTCTCGTGCCTGACTCCATGTCATGCTAGCCTTGCCGTCAACAAACAGGTGGGGAATGTGGATGGTGTACACACTACGCAACCACACCTCGCGCTTCAGGCTTTGCGGATTCAGCCATGCGCGTGCGTGTGCCCCGTAACCACAAACCGTAACATCCATGCCGTCCACACGCCACTTGCGACGGTGGCACACCCAACTAGGCGTGAACGCCAAAACGGTGGTGGTGTCGCCGCCCACAACACCGTCACACACCCGCCACCCGTGCATGGTGGGCAGCGGGTACTCTTGCGTAATATCTAGTGGCTCCTTTGGTGGCAGCGGCGTGAGTAATGTGGACGAGAAGTAGTTCACGGTTTACGCCTTGACCTCTACCGACACCACCGCATCCAACTCTGCTTGTGAAAGCAGCACCGTGGGCGCGCATCGGCTTGCGTCCGCAACACTGGTGTGCCAACCGCTACGAATCAGCAGTCTCCACGCAAGACGAGCGGTTTCCGTGTATATAATAATCGTGCCAGATTCGGTCTTGTGCTTGCGATTGTACCTACGCGCCAGCGTGCCTATGATTGGTGTGCGTGCCCACAGCGGTGATTCCGGCGATGCCATAGTCATGGTGCACTTTCGGGTTTCGTGGTCAGGAGCGAATTCCACATAGTAGTTGTACGGATGCACGGTGGTGATGTTGTGCTTTGCACCGGGTGTGCGTGGTTCCGCGAATCGTGCCCACAAGCGGTAAACGGGTTGTGTCATGCCCCTAGTATAACACACCCCTGTGGGAGTGCAATGGTGTGGAATATTTTTTTCGTCCAGTGTGGAATTAAAACTTTACCTGTTACCGTAATAGTTTAAGTGCTTCCCGCACCAGCGCGTGCCGTGCCCATATTTGAAAACACGGGCAGTAACCGATTAGAGAGTGGGCATGGGGTTCCGTATAGGGATAGGGGACGGGGCTACGCGCCGTTGTACGGGGCTGCGCTGTGTGGGGTGGGGCTGATGGGGGTACAGGCGGGGCAGCGCGTGTGGCGGCACGCCGTGCGTGTGCTGATGAATATTTGAAAAGGTGGAAGGTAAAGTTCGCCAAAAGCGAATTCCGTAAACGAATATTTGAAATCTTGGGAGAGACTCATAGGAGTCCCAATATTTGAAATCTACTTTAGGCATTTCTAGGAGTCCCAATTTTTGAATTGTGGCTTCGGGATTCTTCGCGGTACGGCTAGCCGGCCCCCCTCCACCCCATAGGGGCCCGAAATGACTGGTCCGCAAACGCCCGACTCGCGTGACCCGTAACAACCGTGTTTGTAGCGCGTGTTCAGGGCTTCCACACACGCGGGAAACCCCTGTAGAAATAAAAAAACCCTGACCGCACTACGCGATCAGGGCTGTTGCCCGCAGAACTCTACTAATGGGGGCAAAGTATCTATTAGAATAGGTGCGGTGGGATTCGAACCCACACTGTGGAGATTTTGAGTCCCCTATCTCTGCCGTTGGATTACGCACCCGGGTGCATTTATTCCGCGTCGGTGTCCCACGGTTCATCGGGGAATTCATCAGCAGAATCGGTCACATCGGCTTCCATGTCTGTGCCGCCTTCGTCATCGCTGGGGAATTCGATCCAATCATCGTCCCAATCCGCATCAGGATCGTGCGGGTACATGGGCGAATCGGAACGGATGGAACGCTCAAAATCACTCATTCGGAGTTGCTTGCACATGCTGTGTGTTTCCTTGTAGGTTTGCGAGTGTACGGGGGAAGCGTCCCCGAGTGGATTTGAACCACTGACTTGCCGCTTAGAAGGCGGCTACTCTATCCACTGAGTTACGGGGACGGGTAATTTACGCCTTGACGGGAGCCGGAGACGGAACCGCAGCCGGAGCCGTGCCCTTGACATTCTTGCTGCCAGCCTTGCGTCCGCGATTATTGGTGTTCACGACCAGCGTCTTGATCTCTGCATTAATTTCAGGAATCAAGTAGTTTCCGCGACCACTACGGCGCGACTTGGGCGCAGCAATCCACGCAGGCACGGCAATGTACGCAGAATCACTCTGGAGCAGTGCCAGCAGTTCCTTGCGGCTCACGGTGCATTCGTCAAAAACCGTGATCTTGCTGCGGTTCTGCTGAATCCACTGAATAAAGGCGATCTGACCGGGGGTGTACGAGGGGAGCATGATGTTGGTGTTGGTGTTGGTGTTCATTGTGTTTCCTTTGTGTGTGTGAGTTGAGAGATTTAGACAGTAGCAGCAAGTGGCGGCAGAGACGCTGCCCACCACACGATTCCAAGCATGGTGTCCATATCAGTGTATCCGCGAACCTCTTCGCTGTCCTTGAAGGGCACAAACTTGCCCATAGGATCAAGCACCGCGATTTCCACAGCCTTGGCTTCAGGCGTGGTCAGCCCGCCGGGGGGTGTATCACCGTGGCGTTCACCGTTCAGAGTGTGCGAGTACATGCCTGTGCCGTACACCATGCTGATGGTGTATCCGTTTGCGAGATACAAGCGCATACGCCGCTTGAACGAATCCTTGTATTCATCGGATTCAATGGTGATGCCTGTGAGTAGTCCTTTTGTGGGATTCATTGTGGGATTCATTGTGGGATTCATTGTGGTTTTCCTTTCGTGGATCAGAAGGGGCACTTGGTGGAAGCAGCAGGAGCGGCATCAACAGGAGCCGCAACAGGATCAGGAGTCTTGGCAGTCGCGTCGATCTTGGTGTAGAACTCCGTGAACGCATTCTTCGTCTCCTCATCGAAGCGCGACACGCAACGCTCAATGGCTTGCATCTTGTCGCCGAACACGCTGAACGCGAACACGATGTCACGCAGACGGCGCGTGGTGATGATCTCGTTCACGATCTGCTGCTTGAACGACTTGCGAACCAGATCAGCCCAGTTCACGAGATTGTCCATGAAATCATCGTCGCTCACACCGAGCGAACCCGCGTACTTCTTGAGAATCTTCTTCTCAACCTTCGGCTCTGCGTAGTCCTGTTCGTAGCAGAAGTGGAAGCGGTCAAGGAACGCCTCGTTCAACTGATTCGTGCCAGCGAAGCGACCGTCTGCGCTGCCCTTGCCCTTGGTGTTTGCGGTTGCCACGATGGTGAAACCCGCAGCAGGACGCACATACTGACCAATCTTGGGGATGAACTTGCCCTTGCCCTCCAGCACCGACTGCAAGCACATGATGGCGTGACCGCCCAGATCCACCTCGTCAAGCAGCAGCACCGCGCCACGCTCCATTGCCACAAGCACGGGACCGGGAACGAACTTGGTTTCGCCTGCAATCAGACGGAAACCGCCAAGCAGTTCGTCTTCATCCGTCTGCACGGTGAAATTCACGCGAATGCACTCGCGTCCCAACTTGGCGCACACCTGTTCCACCATCGTGGTCTTGCCGTTGCCGCTCATGCCCGTGATGAACACAGGGCAAAACGCCTTGGACGCGATAATCGTCTCGATTTCGCTGTGGTAGCCCCACGCAATGTAGTTGCTGTCGGTGTCAGGCGTGAACGAAGTGCGCTCGCCGCCCGTCAGGCTTGCCACCATGCACGCCGCATCAGCAGTGAGCGACACGCCGCTGCCCGTGGTGATGCGCGTAGCCACCGAGGAGTCCGCAACCACGGACGCAAGCGCAGCAGCAGCGCGAGACGCAGGAGCCGCAGCAGGTGCGGGAGTCTTGGTTGCGCTGTTTGCGGTCTTTGCACCCGCAGGGCGACCACGCTTCACCGCGATCACGGTGATATCCGAGTCGCTTGCCATGATTTCGGGCAGCATGTAGAAGCCACGACCGGACTTGCGGCTTGCGGTCATGCACCACGCGGGCACTGCGGAGTAGCCAGCGCGCTTGGCAGCAGCAAGCAGTTCGCTGTACATCACGCCGCCGCCCTTGCCGAAGTTTCCTCCGTGGAAATACGGGCGAACGGCGGTAACGAAGGCGTGCTGGGTCGAAGTAAGAGTGTAGGTAGAGTTCTTCATATCAATAATTTACCCGATTTTTGGGTTCCTGTCAAGGGTTTTTTGCGAAAAACGATTCAAAAAGTCCGATAATCCACTTCGTAAACCCCTGTGGGGAGGGAATTTACGCTGTTTTTGCAGAATGTGCTGCGGCTCACGCCAGTGCAAGGTACTCGCCGATGATGGTGGACAGCGAACGCATGGAATTTGCCATGGCCTGCTTGTTCACCACAGCCGTCACCAGCGTGCGGGCACTCTTTGCCGCATCAATCTTCTCGTCCATCTTGTGCATCTGCCGTTCAATCCACGCATTATTGCCTGCGTCACCGAAACGCGCTGCCACAGCCACCACCGCAGTGTCAAAACCACACGCAGTACCACGGGCAAAACCGTCACGGCTCCAGTTGTTGCCCTTGGCAGACGGCACAAAGCCACCCATGTTGGGCACATTAGTGCTTTGACGCTCGGTCAGACCGATCCAGTGCACCTTGGAACCCGTGCGACGGCGCAGAATGTCAATGGCAGCACACACCGAAGCGTTGTACGGGTTTTCCCAACGCACAGTGCCACGCTGGAAACTGCCGTACTTGCCGTCAGCACCCGTGCAGTAGTGCGTATCAATATCATACGACACGCCAGTCTGCGGGTCTTGCATCACATGGTGGGTGCGATACCCACTACCACTGGTGTTCGTGAAGAACCCATCGGTGGCTTCGCCGTCAGTCAGCACCACGGTGTGTGCAATCTGAATGCGGTTCACCTTGAGGAAGTTCTCCACAACAGGCACAATGTGGTACAGTGCCGAAACGGTGGGCGTGGAACCCATGCGGTAGCAGCGATCATTGGTGATCGTGCCCCAGTGCCGCCACAACATGCTCTTCATGCGCTCGTACTGCGGAGCGGTCATGCGACTGCTAAAGAAATTCAGCAGACTCACCTGCACGGTTGCAGCCTTGCCAATCATGGGCTTTTCCCACGCTTCGCGCTGTGCCTTGTACTGCGTGTACACATCGTCGCTGTACGGATCAACCCCCTTCTCCAACTTGAGGTACGGCGAATCGGTGAACGCAAACACTTCAAAGGGGATGCCAGCCATGCGGCAGAAATCAGTCAAGATGATCAACTGACCCAGAGTCTGCTGCATGATGCTGCACATGGAGCCGCTCCAGTCAAGCAGAATCACGATGCCGTGGTTCTTGCCAGTGGTGACGCGAGCGGTGCGACGGAAAATGTCTTCGTTCCACTTGTACTGCGTCATGCGGAGAGGATCAACGCCACCAGTCTTGGCAATCACGGTGCGCTTCCAAATATCCGCAGACTTGCGACGATCAAACGCGGTAGCCATCGCGGTGCTGGCAGTCTTGTACTCTGCGCTGCGGAACGGCTCCACAACGGGATTGAGACGAGCCACGATGCGCTCCACATCAGCGAGCACGCTCTTGAAGTCCACAACAGCGTCCTGTGTATCGCACACGCGCAGCGTCTTGACATCGTAACCGCTGCGGCTGGTGTCGTTCAGCGTCTTCATGGCATTCTCAAAAGCACTCTGCGTGGTGGGCATGGGCATATCGCTCTGCGGCTTCTCGCTCTGCGAATTGCCGTGCGACGGCTGGTTGCCACCAGTGTCGCCACCCTGCGAGTCTTCAGGGCTACCGCCGTTGCTAGCGGATTCGTCGCCACCATCAGTAGTGGTGCTGCCGCTCTCGCTCTTGGCTTCGCCTTCACCGCTGCCCGACTGTGACTGGCTCTCCTGCTCTTCGCCTTCGCCCGAGCCACTCGCGCCGTCCGACTGGTCGCTGTTGCTGTCCTGCTTTTCCTTCATCCACTTGCCAGCGTCCACCGCAAGCATGGCATCAGCAGCAGCAACAGCGTCTTCCCAAGTCTGTGCAGCATCAAGCGCGTCCACGATGCCCTGCTCGTGCGCGTTGAAAGTAATGCTTGCACCAGTGTGCAGACCCAACTTGAAGTGGAGGTTCACGCGGTCGCCGCAGCACAGGGTGTTCCAGTCGCTGCCCTGCGTCTTGAAGAAGTCCTGCGCGAGCAGTTCACCGTAACCCTTGAAGAAGTCTGCACGCAGACCGGGGAACTGATTCTTAATCAGTCGCTCAATGCGAGCGTCTTCTGCAATGTTGAGGTACTGACGCGCCACACCCTCGCTCACGCCGTGCTTGGCGGCAAGCGTCTTGGAGTCCGTGCTCCAGCCGGTCTGCGGCGTGTGCAGCGCGTGCGACACTTCGTGACCCACAAGCATATCGTAGAGCGCGTTGCTCATATCCTTCCAACGGGGCAGGATGAGGGTGCGGGTCTTCAAGTCGAACGCAGCGGTGGGCACATTGCTGTGCTCCACGGAAATGTTTTCAGTGGCAAGAAGACGCGCAAGCACGCTCTTGGTGGAGGTGTTCGGGGCGGTGGTAGCCGTAGCGGTAGAGTTCTGCATACCTAAAATATACCATAAAAACGGGGCTTTGCAAGGGGTATTTCCATTTAAAGTATTCCAATGTCCGGTAATAGCGCGTATAACTGCTTTCAAATAAAGGGTTTACGCTTTTCTTCCATTTTCCTTGTGGTAGAATAGCAACATACCTCTGGAGGATTCCCGCATGGCGTACCTAAAGAACCCCCGTGTCCGCGACTTCATCCGCACCATCCGCTCACAGTGCCGCAAGTGCAATATTCGTTTTGTAATGAGCAGCGGCTACCAAATTAATTCATTGGACGGCGAACGCTGCCAAGGCATTTTTGAACCGCCTGACCACACTGCAAAGAGTACCTCTGCTGCACGCGGTGCTTTAAAGGTAGCCACAGGTGGTCGCCGTACTAGCGAATGGCTGTTCTCACTAGCACACGAATACGCCCACTTTCTACAGTGGATGCGTGATGACCCTATTTTCAACGAGAAAGACTACTACACCTTGGAAGAAGCCACCGAGCGGGAAGCACTGGAAATCTGCCGAGAATTCAGATTGCCCATGCCTCGCCGTGTACTGCTGCGAGAAAAAAAGAATTACCTTAAGAAACTCAAGGGGGGTGTGTAATAGATAGAGCGGAGGATTTACACTATGCCCGTATACGAATACCATTGTGAGAAATGCAGCGGCGCGTGGGAGACGGTGCTGCCTATCCCAGAACGCGACTCCCCGTGTGCTGCCCCGTGTCCCAAATGTAAAAAGCGGAAATGCGTGCGGCGTGGGGTGAGTGTGTGTACGATGGGGGTGGACGCTACCAAGGGGCCAGGCAGCGAGTTCAAGGCGTTAATGAATAAAATGAAGCGGGGACAGCCCAAGTCCACACACAACACTTTAGATAAAGCCGCAAGTCTGCGTGGTAAAAAATACGGCGCAATGTAAAGCCGTATCACACGCTCAACCCTATTATTTCAGGTATTCCGTAATGTGGGGCAGAGTGGGGCGATGTGGTGCAATATTCTCAAATATTAGACAGAAACGCCCATAGCATTCAGATATAGGGGTTTCCTACATATTTGCACATGAAATCGTTTTCTGCACACCTCGCCACCAACACACACAGCCCACGCCCTCGTGGCGAGTACTTTGTTAGTAGATTTACCATTACTGGAACCGTGATCTCTGCGGTAGCCGTACACGGGCGGCTAACCAAAAACTACAGAAATAAAAAACTGTTTTGGCGGTGGCGTGTGCGTATACACACATCCGAAGGGTGGATGCTCATGGGGTATATCGGCACGAGCGAAACACGGGAAGACCTGCCTCCGCTCCGTGTGGGCGACACCGTGGAAGTACGCGACCTTGTGCTGTCCAGAACCACAGGCGGTGCTTGGGCAGAACGAAACGCAGTAGTGGGCGCACCACTAGACTACCGCTCCAACCTGTTCTCTCGCCAACTACACGGCACGATTAAAAGGGGTACAACCACCGTATGAAACGCTTTGCCGCCCACATCACCGAAGCCGCCACCGACGCAGCACGCCGTAAAAGCCGTATGGAGTCGTCCATGAGTGCGTTCATGGAAAAGGTACGGCACAGTTCGCGTACCCACGCAGTCATTCACGCGTGGATACTAATGGAACCCGAACAGCACAGTGGCAACAGGCTTACACCTGCTTCCAGTGGCAAAACGCCTGTACACGCATGGGTGGAAGACGCTACCGATTCCCAATATGTGTACCACTACCGTGGGGAGTACTGGTGGAATCCGTCTCGTGGTGACTGGTGGATGCGTGGGCGTACCCGTGTACACAAGAGTGACGCACGAGCGGACTGGGACAAATTGGAACGCACCGCTGTGGGCACAGGCGAGTGGAGTGACGGTGTGCTGACAGTGTTGAGTGTCAAGTAAAAGTATGAAATGCCCCCACACATTCTTTGCCGAAGCACGGCTCGCACGCGACTCGCTTAGTGCTTTGGGTGCGGCAAACACAAACGATTTGCGGGAGTATCCGGGCGCACGGGGTGAGCGTGCCCACAAGCGGTTGCACCGTGAAATTGCTAAAGTGCTGAAGGGGCGGCTGTCCAAGACTGGAGCCGAACTTGCAGTGGGTATGAACGAAGCGCGGAGCCGTAAACACTAAATAATAAAAACAGGAGAACAACCCCACATGAACCCCATCCACAACCCCTTTTCTCGTGACGAACACCCTGATCTGACCGCTGCCATTAACGGCGTGGTGAACGGGCAACCCCGACCTGTAGAGGAAGACATCCAAACCCCTGCTCGTGAGCGGCAGATGAAGCGCAAGATGAAGGCAGCAGAACACGGCAGCGACGCAGCGTCTAGCCGCTACATTCAGGCATGGGACGCAGAAGCCAAGTCTCCTGACACCAACCCCAAGGCAGCAAAGGCACTTCGTGCGGCTGGAGAGCGTTTCAACGCAGCAGTAAAAAAGCGAAATGCACTGTACACCACTCAACGCAAGGAAGGCAGCAGCAAAAAGACATACGGTGTGGGCGGCAAGGTGGTGCGTGAATCCGCGTCTCCACAAGGCGGTGACAAAAAGCCGTTCAACCCATTCAACCCCACGCTGGGCGATCTGCTCCGCTCAAAGCAACAGGACAAAAAAGCACCAAAGGGCAAGCCTGTAAAGGAAGCCGTGACACCTGCTCAACAAAAGGTGTTTGCCCGTGAACGGGAGCGGATGCTGAACGCACTCAACAACCCCAAGCAGAAACTCTCACCCACCGAGCGTGAAGCAGTGCTGGCTCGTGGGGCGCGCAATGCTGCTGCCGAAACCCGCAAAGGTGCGGTGTCACCCACTGGTGAGAAGTCACCCATCCATTCCGCAGCCAAGGCACACCACGAGTACGCTCGTCGTGAAAGCAAGAAACTGGATGCAATAGCCAAGCGCAAGGTACAGGAAGGCGCACAACTAGACGAACGCATCATTGACGAAGTGGATTTCTTTCAAGCGTCCAAGAATCTGCTTACAGGCAAAGGCTTCAAGACCAACCGTGAGGTGAGTGGCGCACGAGTAAACGCCAACATGGCAGCAATGCAGCGTCGTAAAGCACGAGCAGCCAAGACAGCCAAGAAAACTAAATAACAGCACAAGGAGATACACTAATGGCACGATTCAACACCAACACATTCCGTTCGCTCAACGAGAGCATTGCACGCATCCAAAACCCAATTGCTGCACTGGACGAGGCTATGGAGTACACCAGTATTCTTGAAGCAGTAATTCTTGACCTTTGCGAAGCACTAGACCTTGATCCACAGGCACTACTAGAAGACTTGCAGACTCCTGAACGAGATTACGAAATGTACTCAAGCATCCGTAAAAAGAAACAGGCAGCGGATAAGCATAGACTCAAGGCAAAAGACACATCAACGCCTGCACGCAAGCGAGCAGCGGTTGCACATAAACTCAAGGCAAAAGACGCAGCAGCGGATGCACGCAAACTCAAGGCAACAGACGCAGCAGAAAAGGCTGACAAAGAGAATGTGTACGGCACGGGTGGCAAAGTGGTGGATACTCGTACAGCGTACAATCAGCGAGTAAATCGTAAATGGACTGCCGCAGACAAGAAAGAGTGGGCACGAACTCACTACGGTAATACGGGGCGAGAAATAGAGTACGATGACAGCAGGAGCACCATCCCTTACAGGAATTACAAACGGTAAACCCAAAATCAATTTGTAAAAAAGAATCCCCCCGCAAGGGGGTTTTTCTTTTGCCTAAATAATTGCTATAACGGAGAAGCACATGCCATCAAACACAGACCTAGCAGATGTGAATGAAATTTATGTTGGTTATTTACTGGCAGGTAGTAAATGGTGGGATGCCGAAGCAAAAAATCAATTCAATCGCAAATCCAAGGTGATTGGTGCGTCACGAACTGCTATTCAAATTGAACGGGCAGAACGAATGGTTGAAGAGTTTTTGATATGGGCAAAAGCACACAAATACTCTGGAAAAGTAAAAAAGGTGTGGTGGACTGCACGACCGGGTGTGCTGTCTCGTGCGGTTGGACGAGAAGTAGACTCACGCAAGAATCCCACAGACATTCTTATACAATTCACCAGAGGGCCAGTTGACGGATTCTTGGGTCTGTCCGCAAAATCCACATCAGGTGGGGGTGATATTGGTTTCAAGAATCCGGGTATTGGAACCGTGGAAGCCGCACTTGAAGTGGATTTGAGCACTGTGCTCACAGAAGCAGTAACCACTGCTGTAAAAAAATTTAAACTACCAGAAAACTCAAAAGCACGAAAAGACGCTATTCGTAACAAACCCGGCGTACAAAAACAAACACAAGAGATAGGATCACAAGTGCTTGCCAAGGTGCGAGACATCATGTACACCCGCTTGAACGAACTTGATAGTTTAAAGTTGCGTGATTACATATTGAAAAATTGGTTGGATGCCAGTAATGATTTATACCCACCGTATGTTAAAGTCACGGGCATGGGCGACAAACCGGGAAAGATTACTGCCAAAGTAGACGACCCGCTCAAGAACAAAAAACTTGACGCAATTATGAAGGGTGAAATTTCAATAGAAAAAGTTGGAAACGAATCAATAGGTGTGAGTGCAAGTGGTAAAAAAATCCTGAAAATGAGAGCCAAGTTTGAATCTGAAAAATTAGCGTCCACCATTAAATTTTCGGGTGATCCGTGGAGTTGAAACCTGCTCTACATATTCTAAAGGAAAACACATGAAAGACTATTTCCAATTTATCCGTAATCTACACGAGCGTCTAGGCATTTACGATAACCCTAATGCTTTTGACCCAGCGAGTGCTGATCCTGAATCTCCTCGTGCTCGTAAACTAACACACGAATTTGATCGCAGGATGCGTGCAGCAGGCACAAGCAAGGGGTACAAGCAAGCCCTGTCCGCAGCGTGGGCAGGAATTCGTGCCAAGCGTAAAGCAGCAGCACAAAAGCCGTCTCGTACTCCGTATCCGTGGGGCAACAAGACCAGCATTGCAGGCTGGTGGAATCCCAAACTGGAAAACTACACATTCTCGCACAGCAACGGCTACCATGTAACACAATTGGTAAGAAACCCGTCTCGTTTCGGTATTAGTCAGCAAGAATTGTATGAAGGATTAAAAAAAGAGGGATACTACTATAATCAAAGGGGTTTGGGTTGGTACGACAAAAACGGAGACGAGCACATGTACACTGCTGAACGAGTCAAAGAGCGAATAGAAAAAGAGGACATGGATTTGGCTTACGAAGTCCAGCGTGTTGCGTACATAAAGGGTTGGCTCAAAGTGTACAGCGGTGGAGAAAAAACACCGTCTCTTGAAGGCATTGATCGCAGTTCCATTAAAGCCGCACTTCGTGAAATACTATCCGTGCGACCAGAAATAATAGATTTGGGCGGCAGCGTAGAAATCTTTGAAGTAGGCTTGGTACGAAACACACAGAAACTCCGCTGGCTGCGTGGCAAAGAAATACTAGATTACCTGAACTCGTAATGCACCACGATTTCCGCTCATATCTGACTGAACTGTACGACAAGCCGTTTCGGGTTGTGAAAAAGGTGGAAGCCCCCGATCACGCTGCGTACCACTACACAGACGGTGACGAAGCCGATCCCAAAGCAGACTACTTGGTTATAAACTTTGGGTACATTCAGCCACAAGACGAAGGTTGGGACATGGATTTTACACGCGGTGGTTCTACTGCACTCACAGGTGAAGGCAAGGCTACACAGGTGTTTGCAACAGTCATGGACGGGTTCAAACGATTTGTTAAACGCTACGCTCCAAAAACGGTTTCATTCACCGCAGCCAAATCAGAAGTAAACGCAAAAACATATTCGTACAGTTCAGGCTCGCGTGTAAAACTGTACAACTCGCTTATCAAGCGATACGCTGCACAAGCAGGATACCGTCTTGAGTCAACAAAATCCTTGGGCATGGGGCGTGAACTGTTTGTGTTGGAGCGAATTGCCCAATGAGCCGTCTACAGTTCAAATCGTATCTGACCGAAGCGTTTACTCGCCCTGCACCGTGGCTAGAACTCACCAAGCCCACAATATGGGGTCGGGTTGGCAAGTACGAAGACTTGATGCACCACAGGTACTTTGCAGTTAGCCGCAACGAAGGCTTGGACACCGAGATTGGTGTTGACAAGGGAAACGCAGGCAGAAAATACCACAGCGGCTACGGTGTTCCTGTACAAAGCGGTGAGCAGATGGACAAGTGGGTACAGGAAAAGGTTTCGCCGCTTCTGATTCCCCAAGGCATGTTATACTTGCCCAGTATTCAAGCCCACATTTTCCGTGTGTCGTTTGGGCACGCATTTGTGTGGGGCGAGAACAAGGGCAGCGAAATTCGTCCACTCGTGACAGCAGACGGTAAACGGATATACGAATTGTCTTTTGCCCGTCTAGCGTTTCCTGTCCATTTGGACAAGATAAGCGGACACTACTACTGGTCAGACGAACACATTGCGGACTGGAACACTAGTAACGATTTTGTGGACAACGATGTGGGCGACCTGAACCCACGCCAGTCCATCGGGGTGTTTGGCACGGTGATAGAGATTGCCAAAGCGTTTACCCGCCGACCTGATTTTGGTGGGCTACTGTTTGGTCGCAAGCAGGACGCTAAATCGTCTCGTGGGCGCATCTACGGTGGGCTAGCCCAACGGGTGGGTGCGTCTATTGGGCTAAAGTCCTACGAATTCCCACAGGGTGATCGCCATTTCAGCGATATGGGCGGGCCGAGCACAGACACGGTGCTGGTGGTGAAAAGCAAAAGTATTTACGACGAGTGTGTGGCTATTGCAGACGAAGCGTCCCGAGCACAACGGGGCGTGGACTCTATGGTTGCAGGGCTACAAGCGTATGGTGCGTCGCTGAACAAGCCTAAATATAAACCCATACAACAAATCAAATATTAAACTCCGTGGGTGACGCTACAGAAATGAATAAATAAGTAGACAAGGCAATTACTCCCCCCAATCGAAAGGACATTCCGATGGCATTTACCGCAGGATCAGTAGAACTAGCACGAGCCAACAAACTAGGCAACATTCTCGCCCACCTTTTTACCTCTCACGGTGTAAGCGGTGCAATTGGTCGCACAGGCGCACAGATGATTGAAAAAATGGCGAGAAAACTGGGCTTTGGTATTACTGGTTTGACTACCGGTACTGGATTCCCTCCTTTTGGCACAATCTATCCGGGATTGCTACCTAATACACCAGAATTTGCCACGGAGGCTGAACTACAGAATCCCCGTGGTAGCACTCTGCCAAATGGAAATATAATTGGAGCAAATGAAGGACAAACTGTTGGTATTTTCCTAAAGAAGTTTGTTCGTAGCGGCGCAGACCATAGGGCTGTCATGTATTCCGGCATTTCATTGGGTGGAACACTAAGTCCCGGTGCAACTGGTGCAACTGCTTGGGGAATAGTTGGTGGGGTAACACTAGACACTGGAGACAGAATTAATTTCGGTGGGGCTTTCAGCAATAATGATTTTGCGGTTGTTGGTAGTCCAAGAGGATTCACTTTGGCTTCGGCAGCAACACGACAAATTGCTTTTGCATCTCCGTGGGCTGGTGCTACAAAATCCCCAGGAACTCTTTTTACCGTTGAAACAATTGGAGTAAATGCTTTTACAGGTGTTGCTGGGCCTACAGGTGGTCAGCCTAACAATACTGCTGTAGTGGCAGGAGCAACTTTTGAAAACTTCGCAAGCGGAACACAAGTAAATGCAGGATTTACCGCAATGATTTATTTCAATGCTCCTGTTAGTGGTAGCGGTACTTGGAACATAAACTGAGTGGTATATGGGTGATACCGAATTTGATTTCGGTTTCACAGCGGTTGATGAAGACGAGTTAAAGGTACTTGCCCCTTCACCACCGCAACCACCACCGCAACCGGCGGTGTCAAGTGCTGCCATTTCGGCTATACAGGCTAGACTTGCAGAAATAGACGCTAAACTTGTGGCTTTCAAGCCAGCGTCTCCTGCACAACTAACCCGTGTGGAAGAAAAGATTGATCGTGTACTAAACATGGAGTTGGGGGAACTCAGTGCTTCAGTACACGCTCAAGGCGAAAACTTGAGTGCAGTTTTGGATGAGGTTGAAGAACGATCTAATGCTATGCGTGAGGACTGCAAAACCAAACTGTTGGAGTTGGAAGCCATGATACTTCCTCTACTAACTAATTTGATGAAGAACCCACAGAAAGAGTACATTCACTGGCCCAACCGTTCGGAAAAACTACAGACTCAAATTGACAGGATCACCAAACTGACACGCAGTTACGGAGCATGATATGAGCGACCAATACAAGAGTCTACGCACAGTAATCCTTGAACTTCAAGCAGCACCCGTAAAAACAGGGCACAAAGAGCGAGAAGTGTGGAAGACCGCTAGTGGTCACTACGGTGCAAAGAATCCATCTGGAACCGTGGACTACTTTGATGACGAGCAAAAAGCAAAGGTGTACTCAAAAGGACAGGGACGCGGTGGCAGCGTGGATCACGGCACAGTTGACTCTTCTCGGGAAGTGTCACTAGATCAAGACGGGTACGCAAAAGACAAGACTGTGGATCAAAAGCAAAAACCACAGGCACAGGCTGCTGAAGCACCTGCTCCCGCTGCTGCATCTCAAGCCAAACCACAAGCAGCACCACAACAAGGCAAGCCCGCAGATCAGCCCACCAAAACCGCTAAAGATCAACCACAGCCTGAAGAAGAGCATCCTGATGTAGCCGCAGAAGACCCACAAACAGTTTTTGATGCAGCGTTTCGTGAAGACCCTGTGGGCAGCGGAAAACTAAAACCTGATATTCGCAAGGCTAATGTGGTAGCCAATGCTATCAAAACCGAAACCTTTGCTGGCCCACGAGACGACAGCGAATCCGTATTCGGTGACGCAAACGCAGAAAAACAATTCACCGATGAAATGAACCACGCAGCACTTGCTGCTCTGCGTGGGCAAAAAGTGATTGACTTTGAGTTGTGTGACAAGATGTTTTCTCAAGTTGGTTTCTGCTACGACCGCAAGGGTGAAAAGACCACAAAGGGTATTGTGCGTAAAGAGATGCCGCAATTCTCTTCACAGGTTGATCCCAAGAAGCCTGATTCGCCTGCATTCAAGGCTCTCATGGCAGGCAAGGGATACACTAGTCCTGAACAAGTAACTCCCGAAGACTTGAAACTAGAAGTCAACATGGAGAAGGCGTATCAGGAAGCACTCAAAGACGCAGGCTACGAGATCAACGATCAGGAAGTGGATGCCACTTCACTCAAGCCTATTCAGGGTGAACTACTAGGCTCCAAAGTTGCAGCCATGTACGGCACACTCGTAGCCGCACAGCAAGACCCACAAAACTACGGCAAGGCTGCTGCTCGCCTGCTTGAACCCATCTATGTAAGCGACGGCTATGTGATTGACGGGCATCACCGTTGGGCAGCACAATGTGCAGTAGATATTGCAAACGGTCAAGGCACAAATGCCAAGATGAGAACCCGAACCATTACCAAGGGTGGCAAGGCAGTACCTATTGATGAAATTATCCAGTTCTCAAACAAGTTCCAACAGGATGCAGGACTAATGAGCCAAAGCCGCTCGGGTGCAACTGTGGGTGAGAAGCCAAAGGAAGAAAAGAAGGAGAAGCCCATGAAAGAAGGATTCGTAGACCCCCGTTCGTCTCGTGAGCGTTTGGTTGAGTCGCTGCTTGAAGCCGTAAAGGTAAAGCGTGATCGCAACCCACAACTAGGAACCATTGGCTACGGTGTAGACACCGATGACCCTGCACGATTCGTGGGATCAAACAAACCACTCAAGACTCGCAAGACTGATGCAATGGGCAACCTGCTTCCCAAGCCAAGCGCAAAGGGGTGGAAGGCAAGCGCAGCAGCCACAGGTAATGCCATTGAGATGGCACAGCAACTCATTGCCACCATGAACATCAAGCCCGCAGGCACAAAGTTTGAAGTGTACGGAGAGAAAAACGGTAAGCCGTATACACTCAAGGTCAAGAAGATCAAGAAGATGGGCATAGATACTTACGAGACTGCTGGTAGCCGAGAGGTTGAACTCAAAGCAGCAGGCACAGGGCTACAGGTTCTAGACAAGCGTACCCGCAAAATTGTACTAGATCGTGGCAACGACATGTTGTGGGACTAAAATGAAAGACTTCAAGGACTTACGAGATCACGCATTCAACTCACTTCAGAGATTATTCTTTGAAGAGTTTGATGCTGAACTCACCGAAAGCAAAATAGTTCTTGATATGCCTAATTTTGATCGTGAAGATGTGATTGCGTATCTTGACGAAGAAGGCATTGAGTGGGAAGAAAAAGACGGCGTGATTGAGATTCTTGATCCTGTGGAGCAAGCAGATATTGATGTGGAAATTGAAGCCGAAGAAGACGAAGAGATTGAAGAATCGGTTGAAGTGCAAACCGAAATGATTAACGAGGCTGCTGCTCGTCGCAAGATCGTGGTTCGTAAAGGCAAGAAGCGAATCATTTTCAAGTGCGGACCGGGCATGATGAAAAAGGGCGCAAGAGTGTGTGTGCGACGACCGGGTTCTCAACTACGCAAACTCAAGATGCGCTCCAAGCGGTCTGCTCGCAAGGCTCGTTCCAAGCGTAATGTGGCTAGAAGACGGCGTAAAATTTCTATGCGTAAACGGCTCTCGTTCGGCTTGCGTCCACGCAAGCGCAAGTAAAAACAGGAAACTACACCATGATTCAATGTGACAAGACACCCAACGGTGGTCGTATACAGGTTCGCAGCAACGATTCCCAAGCGGATATTGGTTTCGTGCTTTCCGATCAAACTGAAACTCCGCTGACTCTATACATCAACGAAGAGTACGGCAGCGATCCACGCCTCACACTGGCAGTAATCGACAGTCTTGTGGAGCGTTACGCTTCTCCTGTTGTGTGGTTCCGTACAGGCAACGCAGAGTTGCGGTATCTGCCGTACATATCAAACACAGTCTACAGGCACTCCACAGTTCACGAACAGTCGCTATTCACTCGCCCGTTCAACGACAGCAAAGCGTTTACACGAATCTATTCTCTTGCAGAAGCCATGAGCAATTACGCACTGGTTCGTTCTGTAAACGAAGAACTACAAATATTTGACAGATACGCTGTGCTGTCCAAGTTTAGGAAAGCGTTAAAACCACTGGAATTCATCACCATGAAAGAAGAGTGTGACTACAATATACAGACCGCGTGTGTGGACGCAACCCGTAACACCATTCAGCACGGCAAGGAGAACTTGGATGCCACAGGCTCGTACTCGGCGGCTTTTCAAAAAGTGCTACACGAATTGGAAGCGAAACAGGCGAGCGGCTCGTATTCGTTTGACGCAAAAACCGCGTATCTGCGTGAAGTCGTGGTTGGAGTGTGTCTACCAGCAATCGTCCTGTTTGGTAGCAGCAATCCATTCACACAGGCTGTGACCGAATCATTTATTCGTGGTGCTGCGGAGTACGCACGAATATCGGAAGAGTTGCTAGAAGGCTACGAAGCCGCACTCAAGTATTCAAACTAGATACTTTGTTGAATATTTCATAAATTACACACCTAGATACTATTAGGAGATTAAACTATGCCAAACATGAGAGATATGCTGCTATGGATGCAACAGCAACAGAACAAGCCTGAATTCGCTGCTGCCAAGCGGTGGATGGAACGCAACCAAACTCCACTTCCCCAACAGCCCAAGACTGAACCCGAAGTGGAAGCGGTTGATGAACAGCCATCTGAAGACGAATAAGTATGAAATCTTTTCGTCATGCTTTTGTGAATATTTCGGGGGATATAACAGCCGCAGAGGCAAACGGCTCTCGGCAGTACACAACACCCGATGGAGTTTTCCCGTCTGTGACTACTGTTACAGGATGGGCAAAGCGAAAGTTCTTCGCAAAATGGCGACGAGAGAATCCCGAAGAGTCCAAACGAATCCTGTCTCGTGGCACTCGGGTTCATGCTCTTATAGAGGACTATTTACAGAACCGTTTTGAGGCTTCGCTGCAAGAAGCCGCAGGCACGGAAGAGTTGGATATGTTCCACACCATGCAGCCGTATTTGGACTGCATTGACAACATTCGTGCGGTTGAAGTACCCCTGTGGTCAAAGAAAATTGGATTGGCAGGACGCACCGACTGTATTGCAGAATACAACGGCAACCTGTCCGTGGTGGACTTCAAGACTTCCAAGAATCCCAAGAGTGAAGACGCAATTGGTGATTATTTTACTCAAGGAGCCGCATACGCGCTCATGTGGCAAGACCTGACAGGGCAGCGAGTGGACAATATTACAATCATCATGGGTGTAGCCAGCACAGGCGAGTGCCAAGTGTTTGAAGCCCACACCCGCGATTGGGTGGAACCCCTCGTGGACGCTATTGCACTATGGAAATCCGAACAGGTTTCTACGGTCTAAATAATGGGGTGAAACCCATGAATTCCTTTATTCCCTTTCTAGCCGAATCCCTGAAAAGCACAGGGGGCAAGAATGTACATTTAGAGCATCTTGAAGACGAAATCTTCAACAGCGGTTTTGCAGGCTTCTCAAAAGCAATGAACTCTCTGCGTGGTGTGGTGCAGTCTCTACACGGCAATGAAACCGTGCCATACGATATTTCAGTCAAGTGGGACGGTGCGCCTGCTGTCATCATGGGCATCAACCCCGAGAACGGCAAGTTTTTTGTGGGCACAAAGAGTGTGTTCAACAAGACACCCAAGATTAACTACACCGATGCAGACATTAATGCCAACCATCCTGCTGACGGGCTGAACGCCAAACTCAAACTGGCACTCAAGTATTTCAAGACACTCCGCATCAAAACCATTCTGCAAGGCGATCTGCTGTTTGACAGCGAGACACGCAAGACTGAAACCATTGACGGCAAGCGGTACATTACATTCCAGCCCAACACCATCAAGTACGCGGTTGATCCGCAGTCCCATTTGGGCACACGAATCGGAGGAGCCAAGATTGGTATTGTGTTCCACACCGAATACGGTGGTGACAGCATGGCTGATCTGCGTGTTGTGCGGTTCAACCCTTCACTTGAAGGACTAGCCAAAAGCAAAACCGTATGGTACGACAACGCCACCTACCGATTCTCTCGTGGTGACGGCTTGTTTACCACCAAAGATATTGCACACATCAATACCCAAATAGACGATATTATTCGTGAGGGTATTGGGTTGCGAGCAGTAATGAACGGGCTAGCCAAAAACACAGCAGTTGTAGCCGAGATCAAGATGTATTTCAACAGCATTATCCGTAGCGGCCGCGAACTAGGCGATACCAATGAACTGCTAACATTCCTGTCTGCTAAAGTGGATGCCAAGCGTAAAGAACGAAAAACCAAAGTTCCTGCCAAAACACCAACCCCAACACTGGATTATGTGCGTAACAACCGCAACCAAATCAATCGGCTGTTCACGCTACATAATCGTGTAGCACAGATCAAGAAGTATGTGCTAGGCAAATTGGGAACCCTGTCCACAGAGTTTGGAACATTTGTGCAGAAGGGTGACAAGTATGTGGCAACAGTTCCCGAAGGGTTTGTTGCAATAGATCGTTTGAGTAACGATGCGGTGAAATTAGTTGATCGCATTGAGTTTTCAAAGGCTAACTTCACGATTTCCAAATCGTGGAAACAGTAAAGAGTTGGTGCACCGCAAGTGCATTACGGGAGGTGATCTAAAGTGGCTAAATCTATAAAGGATACACGACGAAGCAAAACTATTGTAGTTGCTTTCGGTCGTTTTCAGCCACCAACTTCGGGACACCAACTCCTTTTCAACAAGGTGGTAGACACGGCACACAAAATGGGAGCAGATCACGCGATTGGGTTTAGTCGCAGTCACGATCCCAAAAAGAATCCGTTGTCGCCATCTCGTAAATATTTTTGGTTGAAACGCCTATTCCCGGGAGTACATTTTTTAAACTCTGAAAAGATAAAGACCCCATTTGATCTGCTGTACACGCTTGCAGAGATGGGGTACGAGCATGTGGTGTTTGTGGGTGGCGAAGATCGCAGCGAAGACTACGATGACAAAAACATCCGTAAACTAATGAAGCACTCTGATCCTAAACGCCGACTAAAACTAAAGCGTTACGATTTCGTCATGGCAGGCAAGCGTGATCCCAAAGCAACAGGTGTGCAGGGCATGAGTGCCAGCAAGATGCGAGCCGCTGCCGAACAAGACAACAAGAAATCGTTTGCACAAGGAATGCCGTCTGCTGCGAGTCGTGACGATACTGTTCGCCTGTTTGATGAACTACAGCGTGGAATGCGTAAGGGCATGAAAGAAGAGTTTGACTTTACTGAACTGTACCATACCGCTGCTGCCAATATTATTGAAAGCGACAAGAACAAGCGTCGCCCACCCACACCCGGTCAGACAGGTGGATTCTCCAAGCACAACACACAGTTCCCAACCCCACCGTGCAAGATTGACGAAGACTTGGGTGATTGGTTCAAGCAGAAGTGGGTAAACATTGGTGGCAAGCGTGATCCAAAAACTGGAGAGTACCCCCCGTGTGGTCGCAAGAGTGCCAGCGAAGGCGGTTCGTACCCCAAGTGCCGACCTATGCGTAAGGTGGGCAAGACTCCTGAAACTGTGGGCGAGATGTCACCCAAGGAACGCAAGGCTGCTGTGTCACAAAAGCGACGAGCAGAATCCAAAGCGTCCAAGAGCGGCAAGGGCAACAAGCCTGTAATGACCAGCCACAAGTCTTTAGAAGAGGACTCGTCGTGCCCACGCACTCCGCAAAACAATGCTGAAAACACATGGGTAGCAGTAAAGGGCGGCAAGGTATATTTTTATATTGGTCGGTGCAGCCAGCCGTATCAAATATTCGGCAACGACGCAGTTTCAGCCATCCGTTACGGGGAAGAAATCTATGTAACACTCCGTAACGGCAAAACCGCTATTTACCGAATAAACAACGGGCGAACGGTTTACGGTCCCGTCCGCATGACCTGACAGGAATATTTCACAGCCTAAATACTGAAAACACATTTACAAGGAATTCCACTCATGGACTCTGCTATCAAATCAAAACTTCAAACCCTGTTGCGCCTTGGTCTAGTGTCACAAAACAATGTGCGTCGTGCTATGACCATGTTCCAAGACCCAGAGAAGTACAGCAAGAGTCCTGCTTACCGCACTCTCATGCAGGAACTAATGGTGGATGTGGTGGACAAGATTGTGAACAACCGTGCCATGTACACCGCACTACGCTCCAGCCTGACCAAAGACAAGGGCGTAAAGGAAGCAGACGAAACCATTGCTGCCACCACACAAAAGATTGGTGAAAGCGTTGAAACAGATCGTACCACAACCCTGCTGCGTAGTGGACTGGTTGACAAGACCCAAATCACCGCTGCTCGCAAAGCACTAAAGTCCAAGAGCAATCTCAAGCAAATGAGCATGGGCAAGGTGTACCGTGAAATGATGATTAATATGCTAGACAGCCTTGTAAAGAAGATTACAGGTAGCCCTGCCCTGTTCAACGCTTTCAAGTTCACTATGGGCAAGGAAGGCAAGATTGAAGAGGCGTTTGACGGTGGAGACACAGACATTATTGCGCTGTTTGATCTGCACGAAGACGCACAAGAAATCCTTGAAGCCAACAAGCCCACCAATCCGTCTCTGTGGTCAAAAGCCAAGAGCATGGCAAGAAGCAAGTTTGATGTGTACCCGTCTGCGTATGCCAACGGATGGGCAGTCAAGTGGTACAACTCCAAGGGTGGCGGTTGGAAGAGCGTGAGCGAAGGCAAGACTTTCTTCCAGTTTGCAAATGATCTTGAAGAAGCCCTGACTCCTGCTCGTAAGGCAGTGATTGATCGTGAACGCAAGAAGGCTTCCGAAACCATGAATCGTGCTAGCACTCCTACACCTGAACGCAACAAGGCATACGCTCGTGGCTCACGAGTCAACTACCTTGAACTCAAGGGACTAGCAAACAAGTCTGACAAACAAGGCAGTGATTATCAGATCAACAAGCGTGAACACGCCAAGTGGCGTAAGACTGAAAAGAGCATGAAAGAAGAAACCCAAAGACTTGATGAGGTATCTCCACCAGACATGGAGCACATGACTGGTTCCAAGAACGCCAAGGCTTCGTTCACCAAGCAGTACGGCAAGCGTGGCAAGAGCGTGATGTACGCCACTGCATGGAAACTCCACAACAAGAACAAGAAGAAGCGCGAAGTCAAGGAAGAGATTGAACAGATTGACGAGTTGAGCAAGGCGACCAAGGACTCGTATGTTGCCAAGCGTGGCTCACAACTCTCGTCCATGATGTACGGTTCTGGAAAGCACTACGCTTCGCTCACAGGCAGACAGCAAAAGAATGCCGTGAAGGGCATCAAGCGAGCCACAGGTGTCAAGGAAGAAGCCGAGCAGATTGACGAGTTGAGCAAAAAGACCCTTGCCTCGTATGTGCAAAAGGCACACGATTCCCAATCAGAAAAAGAGTTTCTGAAGGGACACAGCATGGGCAAAAAGTATCAGGCAGCAAGAGAAGCAGAGAAAAGAGGCGTGTCTACCCCACCAAGCAAAAAGACACCACTAGACAAAAAGTACAAAAATCGTGAGATGGGAATCGGTCGCGCACTAAAGCGTCTCCAAAAGGACTGAACCCAAATGATTAAGAAGCAAGGCAACAAGTTTGTAGTAACGAACAAGGCAGGCACTAAAGTATTGGGAACACATCCGTCCAAGGAAAAGGCACAGAAGCAACTCGCAGCAATTGAAATATCAAAGGCAAAACACATGCACGAAAACAAATCATTCAAGTCGTTCCGTAGCACTCTTAACGAGAGCGAGTACAGCGAAGTTCTAACAGGTTACGGCAACCGCTCTGCTCACAAGGACGATGCAGGTTTGCACCACCTACAGTCTGCGGGTGCTCTTGCTGGTATTAATGCCATGCTTGCCACCATCAGCAAGGGCACTTACCTTGATCCCAACGAAGCGTTCCTCAAGATGAAGGTGCGTCTCAATGTGGTGCAACTAGACTTCCCGTGGAAGCCCCGTTCATGGGACGGTGGCGTGGGTTCGTTTGATATTCCTGTGGTGCAGTTTGGTCGCGTTGACGGCTACGACGCACAGACAGGACAGATTCGCTTTGACGGCAAGGCTAACCCCACAGGCGGCTACACCGAACTAAATCTGCATGTTGAGGTTGGACTAAACGCGGATTCGCTGTACACCGTGAGTGCCAAACTAACTCCTGCCGTGCCTGTAGCGGAAGAGGTTGAAGTTGCAGAAGACTACCAGACTCCTGCTCGTGAACGGGAAATGGATCGCAAAATAGCCAAACACGATGATGCTGCTGATAGTGCGTACAGAACTAGAATGACCAAATACGGCAAAGTTGCTGATCGTGCCTCTAAATCAGAAGACAAGCACGACAAGGCAATTGCTCGTCTTCTCAAGCGTTCCCAAAAAGAACAAGAGTCGTCCCGTACTTACGGTCGTAGCGGCAAACTTGTAAAGCGTGGTAGCCGTGCAGAGGTAAAGGAAGAGATGGAGCAGATTGACGAAGCAGGCGCAGCCAAACTGGCTCGTATGGGATACGCATACGACCGCGCACGAGTCGGTGCTCGTGGTGTTCTGAATCCCGAGCGCAAAAAGCAAATGGGTGATGCGTACTACAAGCAGCGTGAAAAGGTAGAAGCCAACAAAGCCAAGCGAGTTGCAGCAGGCAAATTTGACAAGGGGCGTGAACTAGAAGCCCTCCACAAGAAGTACGAAATTCGTCGTGCTAAAAATACCGTAAAGGAAGCACTCATTGGCGGTCAGAAGAAACTAGACCTGAACAAGAACAAGCGTCTTGACTCACAAGACTTTGCCATGCTTCGTGCCAAGAAAAAGTCGGTAAAAGAAGAAGCCCTTGTCGGCGGTCAGAAGAAACTAGACCTGAACAAGAACAAGCGTCTTGACTCACAAGACTTTGCCATGCTTCGTGCCAAGAAGAAGGCTATGAGCGAAGCCAAGAAGCCCATGATTAAGATTGGTCTAAACCCCAACAAGAAAATTGGTTACGAGGTTGCTTCAATCGGAGCAGGTGGCAAGAAGACTGTAGAGAAGTCTGTTGACTACACCATGCCCCATGTGAGGCGCGACACCACCAAGAAGGGTGTAAACGAAGCGAAAATGAAAACATGGAGTCCCCGCTTGGACAGACTAATGGCAAATCGTGACGCGATTCGCAGCAGACCCAAGAAGAGCATCCTGACCCAAAAAGTACAGGACGGCAAGAAGATTGGTGCTGCTCGCCCAATAGCCAAGTACGAGGGCAAGTGAAAGGTTTTTGGGAATACATCCGTCTGCGTCCAAACAAACCACTAGTGTTTGAGGACATCTTTATAGATCAGGGAGTTGAACTCCAATCACCTGTGCCCGGTTCAAATGTTTCCGATGTGGACTTGACACCCAAAGAAAAGCAGAACAAGTTCAAGAAAAAGCAAGCCCTGAAGAAATAAACGGTAAACCTATTCGTCATGGATTTCAAGACTCTGAACCGAGACAATTTCATGCTTTACGCTATGGGGCAATACACCAACCCCCAGTGTAATGGCATGACTGAATTCACAGAAGACCTGAATCGTATAAAATATGTAAAGCGTCTTCTTAAAAAATACAACCGCAGCGGCAAGATTCGCCCCATCCTGCTCCTGAATCACTTGACTATTTTAGGAAATGTGTTTGGGCCTCGTGGTGCAGCACGAATGCTATTATTTAAATTGGAACCCAATCTGTACCCACCCCTGAAAACCGCACTTCTATATTTAAACTACATAGGAGAGGGCATGGTGCTTGAAAGCATACGCTTGGATACCATTCCCGTGGACGGACGGCTTGCAGAGGCTCTACGGAGCCTATAGGAGCGATTATGAAGCGACTCAAACGGTTTGCACAGTTCATGGAACAGGACGGTGGCTTGCCCACCTCCGCTCCCACAAATATAACAGGGGCAGATCGTATTGCAGGCACAGGCAGCGATATTCCTCCCGTATCTCCCAAGAAGCGGTTTAATATTTTAAAGAGGAAGACCGCTAAACTCATAAATAATAAGGTGATTGAAAACACTGATTTAGAAAGGAAGTGAATATGTTTACACCTGAACTACTTTCGTTGGTTGGCGGCGGCGCAGCAGGATTCCTGTTTCGCTACATGGCACAAAAGTCGCAAGACCAAAAAGAACTGTTCCAACAGATGATGGCTGCAAACGCGCAGACCACCAGTAACCAAGATAAAGCCGCAGAGCGTGTTCCCTACGATGTGGGGCGTGGCGTTCGTCAAGTAATCGTGCTGTCCATACTGTTCGGCACTTTCTTGGCTCCGTTCATCCTGCCGTTCTTTGGTCTGCCCACTTTTGTGGAAGTAGACGCAACCACTCCTGAAGGGCTGTTTGGGCTGATTCCACAAAGCACCAAGAAGTTTTTCGTGGAAATCAACGGCTACCTGTTCACCTCTGAAAACCGTCAAATCTTGTTAAGCATCGTAGGATTCTATTTTGGTTCTGCTGCTGCGTCCAACAAGTCATAAGGAGTACACCATGAAAGCCGTATACACAATTCTGCTTGGACTACTGCTGACTGCCTGCAACACCGTTCCACAAATCGTTCCTGATTCCAGTGGCGACAGCGTGATTATGAAGCGATTGGATCACGAAATTCAGCGTGGTGACAGCGGAAACTCTTGGGGATGGGTGCTATGGTATTTGCCCATCGTGCTGATTGCGTTTGCTTGGGCGTGGAAGGAATGGGTTCGCCCGTCCATCAATGCTCTTGAAAACGAAGACATTGACACCATCAAGAAGTACGACAACACACCCAAGCCTTAATCCCCATCGGGATTCGCAGCGCGGATGTTTTCGTACATCTTCTTGCAGATATAGTACGAGTCCACAATATCTGAAACGGGGCTACCAATCTCTTTACGATTGGGTGCTAGTACTGCTTTCAGGTGCATTCCTGTTTCCCACACAAACGCATCGTACATTTGGGTCTTGTCTGCGTTGCCCTTGCCTGATGCAAATTTCTTAACTTCGGTGGGTGGAATAATCGTGACAGGAACCCCTAGATGGTACAGTTTGTATTTCAGGATGCCTGTGTTTTCTGCAATATGAAATACTCGCCCACTTGCAGAATACGCATACCCCTCAAGTGCCACATGGGAGCAACCCATCACAATGTCAATAGCCCAATCTGCAATGCTCTCGTAGCGTTCCTGATCGGAGTTCCAATCGGACAGCCGCTCGCCGTAAATATTCAGGGTACGAATTTCTGATTGTTTTTTGTTTTCGGTCAGGAAATAGAATGAACACTTGGTGTGATCCCACGGCAGCGAATCGTCTGGGTTGTTGTACAAACAGACGGCGGGACCACAAAGAGAATAATCAATTCCTGCTATAACCATAACAGTATTTAGGGAACCTGACTAAATACGGTAAAGGAGGATTCAATAATGATTCCAGAAAACAATGCAGAAAATTACAATGAAACTGTGCTGATCCCTCTGTTGGAAAAGAAGGTACACGCTCTGACTAGCAGCGTGATTCTAGCCGAAGCCAAACTAGAGATTGCCAACAAGGAAAAGGCTGAACTACAGAAGCAGTTGGACGCAGCACAGGCAGCAGCACAGTCTGTGCCTGTGACTGATGTGCTAGACGAAGGGGACTAAACCCCATCGCATCTATAACGGGTTTCCTGATAACTCTAGAACTACTGCTCGCACCCACTCCGCTACAAGGTCTACCCGAGTAGCGGAGTTTTCATATATGGTAGAGTCTTTGGTGGCTAGTGAGGAAATGATTCCAACCAGCACGCCCCTGCTGTTCAGGACTGCGCCGCCTGAATCGCCAAAATACAGGGTTCCGTTGATTGGCAGCATTTTGAATACTGTGGGTTCTTCAATCAGGGTTCCGTAGTACCAAAACACATCAGGATTGCTACGGCGTTTGTAGCCTCCACCAAAACCAATCAGAGTAAGCGACTCGCCTTGAATGTATCGGTTACTTTTGCCCATGATGGGAACAGGAGTAACAGGGCAGTTACGCTCAAGCAGCCCAACTGCTGCGTCTTGGAACAAGCGATCCCCAATTTTGTATTTGGGGTGCATACGGTAGTCCACAATCTTGTACGATTCGCACCCCACCACGAACAGGTCAGCGTCACCGTCTTCCATGCAATGCCCTGCGGTAATGAAAACATTGGGTGCAATAAGTACTGCACTACCAATTTCAGAGCCATCGGCTTTGGCAAGCATACCAACTGCCAATTCCTCTGTTTGCTCGTCCAGTAGGGAAAAGCCGCCCATGAACCACGGAAGGTGTGTAGCGGGAATCCCTACTGGAGTTTTTTCCTGTGGTGTGTCGTATACCGACACCGATGCCTCGTCACATGCCCCGAAGAGTAGTGAGAGGGCCAGCAGAAGAGATGGAACATAGCCTCTCTGCATACAAATATCTAGCCCACCCACCAACACAAAAATGTTGGAATTTCTTGAAGGTTTGTGCTAAAAGAAAAACCCCCTTGCGGGGGTTTGGTGTGTGGGATCGGTTTTCAGCCTTCCATTCAGTCACCGTACTCTGGGCCACGCCCGCCTGTGTAGGGACCACGCCGATGTGCTGCGTCTTCATAGCCTTGCATCTGTGCGTGATGATCCCGATCTCCTGCCCGACTCCTGTGCCATGCTTCGCTTTCTCTTTTCTGCCGTGCGTGTCGTTCAGCATCGGCTCGCTTTTTGGCACCCATATCCTGTTTGCGCTTCATGGCTCGCTTGTGGTCTTCTGATCCCTTGCGGACAGGCTTGCCGCCCTTGCCGTAAACGGTCTTTGACTTTTGTTCCTTGCGATGACGATCCTCCGCTGATTGAAGTTCCGCGTCAGCCTTTACTTGTCTTTCCCTTGCTGCTTTGCCTTTGGTCTGGTTACGGAGGCGAGTCGCCCAGTCTCCTGCACGGCGCGACAGTTTCCGCAGATTCTTTTCGCTTTCCGCTTCGCGTTCTGGTGTCTGGATGTCTTCCAGCAGGGCATTAGGATCAAGTTCTAGTTCTTCACATAGAGCCAACAGCACTGTTTCTAGCAGTTCGTTGTACTCCATAGCCTCATCCAAAGCGGCTTGTGGGTTTTGGATGCGTGCAATGCTCTCGTTGAGCGAACGGAATGTGTTGTGGTTGGTTCTCATTAGAATAATCTCCTATACTATATTTAGGAAAAGAAACAACCCCCATTTACGGGGGTTGTCGGGCGGGAGATGCTATCTCCTGCGGGGCACAAGCCTGCGAAGTTTATGTGGTCAGGTCAACAATCTCACACTTGTCGCCAGTGCACGAGAATGTTTGGGTTCCAACAGTCTTGTCTTCCTTCTCGTAGTTCACCATTTCACTCCAGTCCACGCCCTGTGGCATGGCAGCAAGAGCGGCTTCGTACTGCTCCTTGGTGCAGTCCTGATACGGTGCTTGCTTGTACGAGTGATCGGAATGGGGCAGGAAAGAAATACCGCTGATCTCGTCAAAGTGCTTATACACCCACGCACCCACCTCCATCCACTCGTGCTCACGCACAGTAACAGTAATACTGGGCTTGTGTTCGCACCAGTGCCGCTGATACGCCAGCCACAACTCCAAGTGCTGAATAGCAGTCATGTGGTTGCGGGTCACAGAACCCACAGCCTTCATGGGGAACGAGAACACCATTGTGTGGTCGGGACGCATATTGCACACTTCGTGTGGGAAGCCCTTGTCAATCATAAACTGACACAGAGGGTCTTTGCGATCTGCACGAACGGTGCGAATGTAGTACTCGTTGTGACGAGCGTGGATGCCGCTTGCAGAATCAGTCAACTGCGATACGGTTCCACTAGGCTTGACACAAGTAATAGCCGCTGCGGGGTTGATGCCAATCCGCTTTGCCCACTCCTTGTTGGTAGCCACGGCATGGTCACGAAGCGATTCAAGAATGTGCTGCAAGTTTTCGGTGTTGTCACGCATCATGGCGTTGTCAAGAATACCTGTGAGTGACACACCAAGCAGTGCTTCCTCTTCACAGTTCTTCTTCCAATCACTAGACAGGTACGGAAAATGGGTAAGACTAGCCTGCCATGTGCCAAGAATGGCAGCAAGCCGTACCTTACGCTTCAAGGTTTCTTCTGTATCGTCCTTGCGAACAATTACTTCAGACAGATTGCAGAACTGCTTGTCACGCAGAATAATTTCAGAACACGGATTAGTGCCGAACTCGTAGGTGGCATCACGACGCTCACCCAACTTTTCCACAGTCTTCTGTGCAGCCTCACGGTTAAAGATGCCACGCTCACCGCTCTTGCTGTTGTACAGAGACAGCCACTCTTCCATGAATGTGCCAATCTCGGGCTTCTCCTTGTACGCCACACTGTTGTTAGCCAGTGCACGCTGTGGGTTCTCGTTCCACCACGCACCGCTCTTGGCATTACGCATACGCTCGTCTGTCAGATTGGACAGAGAGATGAGTGCAGAACGACGCACACCACCCACCACAACCACTTCTGCTACCTTGCAAATAATGTCATGGCATTCCATTGAGGTGAGTTTGCGTCCTGCTGCTCGCTTGAAAGTATCAACGGTGAAACCGAACAGTTCTTCAAGTGGGCGAGGACCGCTTGCACGACCGCCAAATGTTTTTAGTCTTGCACCAGCGGGGCGAATCTTACTGGTGTCCCACGACGGAATCTGCCCACCAATCAGGAGTGAAACCAGTTCACGATACGCTTTTGCCCATCCTTCTTTGGAGTCCTTCACCACGATAACGGTATCGCTACTGCTGAACTGCTCTGCAATAGTGGGTAGTTTCTCCACATACTGCCGCTCCACAGAGAAGCCCACGCCTGTGCCGCACATAAGCACATACAGGATTTCATCAAACGCACGCACCTTGTTTACTGCCACATACGAGCAGTTGTAGCCTGCGGTGTTGTCACGCTTTAGTGCTTCGCCTGCGGTCATTAGCGAACGCATGGACGGCATGATTTCTTGATTCAGGATAGCGGATTCCAATTCTTCACGAACAGACTTGGGAATCTTTATGCCCTTCTCTTCCCAATGCTCGTCAAAGAAAAGGAAATAACGAGCAACCGTTTCTTCCCATGTTTCGCGTCTGCCTTCGCTTTCAATCCACCGCGAGTACCTTGAAAGATGGATGAATTGCTGATAGAAACTGGGAAGAGTCTTGGTCATTAGTGCCTCCATTGTTAGGGTTGGTAGAGTATGTAGCCCCTACCACGAGGTTCACAGGCGTTCAAATATAGTTTTGAATTTTTAGTTTTCTTCGGGACACCAAACGATTGCACTATTTGTTTTTCCCCACTCGCCCGTAATCAAATTTGAAATATGAAGAGGGAAACTTCTATTTGTAAGGGAGTTAAGTAGTTGCCATCTTTCTAAAATTCCTTCATGCCCACCATACCACCTATCTTTAAATTCTACATCCCGTTCAAAGTAGTAGTTGTAATGAGTGAATCTTGGCGTGAGTAATACCGCTTCTTTGCCTGCACCTTGAAGCAGAGGAGGTTCGTGGCAAACAAAATCTTGTCCACACCATTTCCACAAGCGAATGTAACCGTATGTGCGGCACTCACCCCAATCACCTATTGCTCGTAGGTTCTTTCCAACACGACAGTCAGCAGCGAATGCTCCTGCAATTTCTCCTGAAGCCTCTAATTGGTTTTCTGCTGCGGTCATGGATTCCGCAGTCCATTGCTCGTCTATGTCTATCTGCCACAGATAGCAGGAGTCTGTGAGTTTACGAACTTCTTCTATTGCACGGTTCACCTGTACATCTTTGGAATGCCAAAAGCCGTCAGACTGAACATACACCAAGTTGGGATGGTGCTGTTGCAACTCCAACAAGTATTCATGCGTTCCGTCCACGCTTCTGCCGTTGTCGTGAAGGTGCGAAGGAAACTCCTTGCACCAACGAGTGCTGCCGTTTGACCGTGCAGCACCTTCCACCACAACCCACCAATCACAGTCACGAAGTATGGATTCTGCTTGCTCGTTATGCTTCAGGTGATGAAGCCCATTATGAATAATAGTGAACGCTATTCGCATTAAGGATTGTTTGTTATGTAATCGTCTATCTGTTGGTGAGTGGTAAGAGCAGCCACAACCGCTTTATCGGCTTGCTTGTCGATCATGGCTTGTAGAAAGGCTTGTGTGCTTTCTGCTGGATCGTTTGCTGTGTTCACGACATCTGTGAGTTGCTGTTTATACTTTTGATCTACGGCAGAAAGTAGAGGCTGCTTTCGATCTTCCACACTCAAGTCCTTAACATTCCAAAGAATTTCTACAGGAGTCTTGGTTAAGTCAAACCAATGCCCATCGGTGACTTGTTTTCCTGCAACTAGTTCAGGTTGAACCTCCACCGCATCGCGCCAATCGCCTGTGTTCATGGCTCCTTCAGGAACCTCGTCTGCATTCATGCACTCAACCACAGAGTTGTTTTCTATTCGTATTTTCTTCATTTGCTTGTCTCCTTCCGTATGTAGTTACAAGTTCAGTACCCAACTTTTCTATCGGAGCATTCCAGTCTCCAAATTTTTCTTGACGGAACAACCGCACGGAATCATAGAAGGGAGATGTTTCTCCTTCAGGACTCCAAATATAATAATTCAGCACAGGTAACACCACCCATGTAGGCACACCCATAGCACCCGAAAGATGGGCAATACTTGTGCAGGACGATATTACAAGATCACAGCCTGATATGACTTCCCGTGTTTGTTCCCAATTATTCAAGGCTACCTTACGAATAAAATCAGGGCAGTCTTCCTCACCTTCATCCCGTTGCAGACACACAAAGTCTGCGTCTATGTCTCGTAGTGCTTCAAAGAACGGCTCCAATGGAAACCTGCGATTCTGCTCGTCTTCAAACTTGGGATTACCTTGCCAACGCACACCAATCACAGGACGGGGAGCATTGGGCATATGTGTGCGTGGAATGTATGACTTGCCGTTAATATCTGAATACTCGTATCCCAAAGGAGTGAGAACAGACATGGCAGGAATCCAAAAATCGTGATACACCAATCCTGCGGCACGATGATCAATAATCATTTTCACGCCTGTGCAAGTCTTCACAATGGGACACAGTTCAGGTGAACACGCCACTATAACATCACAACCACGGCGATTCAGATCAGAAATGTATTTCAAAGAATGAATCTGATCACCCAAACCGCCTTCAAGATAATACAAAATAGTTCCCATGCTCTTGCCGTCCCATATGGGTGTAGGCACATCAGGCTTGGGATTTCCAAAAGCGTTTTCGTATCGTCCCCGCGACATGAGGTTCATGCCGTCTTGAAGTTTTCCTTCACGCAAGGCAAACCATCCCATGTTGAATGCTATCTTGTTGCACTCAGGGCGTTCTGCCTGTGCTGCTTGGAGTACACGATACGACTCTTCAAACTGTCCTTGTTTGGAAAGTTCCACGGAGATATCAATTTTCTTCTTTGGTATCTCTGCTTGTGTTTCACCCATCCAGAATCGTGGCTTGTGAAACGAGTCCCAATGATACCCAAGAATATCTTTTGCTGTTTTGTTGTGCTGTCTGCCCAAGCGAGGAGCAATGCTGTGCAGATTGGGAATGCCCCATGCAGCATCATCTCGTTCTGCTACCACTTGGGTATCAATACAGTTAAAGTCAAACTGATGGGGAGGCAACTCCAAGAACTCCAAAACTCGATTCATTTGTGTCTGTGGAGATTGCAGCAACTCGTCATAGTCCACAAACAGAAAGCATTCAGGATTGTCTTCGTAACCTTCTTGCAGGGTGGCATACGAAGACTTCAGGTGTGAAATGATGTGAGAGCCGTTCAGGAATACTGTGAGATTGTCTGGCTTGATCAGACGCACAAAGGATGCCGCACAATCAGCAGGATGACGAACCGTAGCAATAATTTTTGGTGGTCTGCCAAGAACTTGGTGCATGGTTTTCATAATGACAGGATTTGCCCACCCTCGGCTCTTGTCTATGATGACTGGTTTGGGTTCCGTTTCGTATTTTCCGTCAACCACGGAACGAAGCAAACGATGTACTTCTGCTGTGGAAGCATCTCCTTTTGTGGGAGAACCTTCCCATGCTGCACACACCGCGCCCATAATGTCTATGAGTCCACTTGTGGATGTGGCTTTAATTTGCGGATGCTGATTCAACAGCGCAGCAAGAACCGTGGAACCGCTGCGAGGAAGACCTGATAGAAAGTGTAGTGATTTCATAATATGAACTCCATTGTGTAGACCGACTTATGTAGTAGGATTCTGTGTAGTGAAAATCTTTAATGCTGCGTTATGTGCCTGTCCACTTGGTGATATTTTCCAGTTTGTTGCTGTTTGTACCTGAACTGGCGATGAAACATTTTGAATAATGAGCACACCACTTTTCCCTAAGGTTCTCGATCCCCACGACCACAAACTTCCGTCTGTTTTTCTTGCTAATGTAAAGGAACTACTCCCCGCACTTACTGATGACCAATTCGTATCAGTTCCCACTTGAACAGGAGAAGAACGAGCGGTGGTATCACCAAGACCTAATTGACCGCTGGTGTTGCTCCCCCATGCCCAAAGAGATCCTGTGGTTTTGATGGCTAGTGTATTCTGACTACCCGCACTTACTGATGACCAATTCGTATCAGTTCCCACTTGAACAGGAGAAGAGCGATTAGTGACATCACCAAGACCCAACCGACCGTTGGTGATATTGTTCCCCCACGCCCAAAGAGATCCTGGAGACTTGATTGCCATTGCATGGTAACCACCCGCACTTACTGATGACCAGGTCGCATCAGTTCCTACTTTAACAGGAGAAGAACGATTAGTGACA